ATTGCAGATATCTATATTAAACCAGCACGATCAATCAACTTCATTACGCTTAACTTTGTTGCGGTTCGCACAGGTGTTGAGTTCTCTGAAGTTGTTGGCAAATTTTAGGAGGTAACATGAAATGGTTGGAACATTAGATCAATTTAGAGCTCAACTGATTGGTGGCGGTGCCAGAGCTAATCAATTTAAAGTTGAAATCAACAACCCGCCTGTACCGTTTGCCAACAGGGTAGACACGAGGCAGGCAGCATTTCTGTGTAGTGCAACATCACTTCCATCAATGTCAATTGCTGTGGTGGAAGTTCCTTTTAGGGGAAGAACGATTCGGATTGCGGGTGACAGAGACTTTCCTGACGCTTGGGAAGCAACATTTCTTAATGATACTGATTTCAGTATAAGAAATGCTATGGAAGCTTGGAGTAATGCGATTAATGATTTGGCTAGTGGACAAGGCGAAACTAATAGTCTTGAATATTGTGCAGATTTGACAGTATCACAACTTGACAGAGATGATACAGTTCTGAAAACATATAAGTTTATTAACGCATGGCCAGAGACAGTTGCAGCGATTGATTTGTCAACAGCAGCAACAACCGAAATTGAAAGTTTTGCGGTTGGTTTTAGATACCAACATTTCCTCGCTAGTGGCGTTAATGCGGGTGGCGAATTTGCGATTGAATAGGAACAAATTGACTTTATAAACCTACTAAATAAAGGAGTAGGGAGATATTATGGCTGAACTTTTCGGATTTTCAATTAATCGTTCTAAAAAGGATACGGGTGGTGAGCAAGTTTTCACCACCCCAACTCCTGATGACGGCGCTATAGATGTTGCTGGAGGTGGTTTCTTTGGCCAAATTTTAGATACCGATGGGCGAGAGAAGACAGAACTTGACCTCATTCGTAGGTATAGAGATATTGCACAACAACCAGAGTGTGACAGTGCAATTGAAGATATCATTAATGAAGCGATCACTTCTGACCAAGTTTCCCAATCAGTTACGTTGAGAACTGATAGACTACCTTATTCCGAAAAAATTAAAAGAGAAATGAGAAAAGAGTTCAATAAGATATTGTCTCTTTTGGAATTTGAACATAAGGGTCATGACATACTCCGGCGTTGGTATGTTGATGGTCGTATCTTTTATCACAAAGTAATAGACAGTAAAAATCCCAGAAAGGGTATTGTTGATTTGAGGTACATTGATTGTACCAAAATCAAAAAGGCCCGACAAGTCAAAAAAGAACAAGACACTAAAACTGGCGTAGAAATGATCAAGAAAATTGATGAGTATTATATCTACAATGAAAAAGGTCTTTTCTCTGCTGGATATGGCGGTGCAAACCAAGGATTGAAGATTGCCGCAGATGCAATTGCATATTGCCCATCTGGTGTGATTGATCAAAACGGTGGTAAGGTTCTATCGTATTTACACAAAGCAATCAAACCTGTTAATCAATTACGAATGATTGAAGATGCGTTAGTTATCTATCGTATTTCAAGGGCCCCAGAACGTAGGATTTTCTACATTGATGTTGGTAATTTGCCCAAGGTGAAAGCGGAACAGTATCTAAAAGATGTTATGAACCGTTACCGTAACAAATTAGTTTATGATGCTAGCACTGGAGAAATCCGTGATGACCGTAACCATATGTCAATGCTGGAAGATTTTTGGCTACCTCGCCGTGAAGGTGGACGAGGAACAGAGATTACTACTTTGGCTGGTGGTTCAAATCTAGGAGAGATTGACGATATTGAGTATTTCAGACAGAAATTATATCGCTCTCTTAACGTTCCTATCTCAAGACTTGAAGCAGAAAATTCTTTTAGTCTTGGCCGGGCCAATGAAATCACACGGGATGAATTGAAGTTTACTAAGTTCATTCAGAAAATTAGAAAGAAATTCACACCTCTCTTCACTGATCTTTTGAAGACGCAACTTTTATTGAAGGGTATTATCTCATTAGAAGATTGGGATACCATGAAAGAACACATTCAATATGACTTCTTAAAAGATGGTCACTTTGCAGAGTTGAAAGAAGCAGAACTTCTTAATGATCGTATTCAAACACTCGATTCAATTCAGTCATATATCGGAACATTCTTCAGTAAGGAATATGTCCTCAAGCATGTATTACGAATGAATGATACAGAGGTTGATGAGATGAGGGATCAGATTGCTCGTGAACTGGAAATGGACCCAATGGACGGTGGTATCAGCTTGCCACCAGAGGGAGATGGTGTTACTCGTTATCCTTCAGATGGTACTGGAGCTCCAATTGGTAGTGATGATTATGATACTTTCAAAGGTAACGAAGACCCAGAGGATGAACTGAAGAAAGCACAAGCAGATCAAGCAAAAGCAGATGCAGGGTTAAAAGATGCTGATGCAGCTGAAAAGAAAAACGGAAATGGAGATAAATAATGAGTAGAGAAATTGTAGATGCATTGTCAAATGGCGATAATCTTGAAGCAGAGAGTAACTTTAATCAATCATTATCACATAAAGTTGGTGATGCATTAGAGGCTCGTAGAAAAGAAATTGCAACCACATTTGTCAAAACAATGAGTGGGGAAAATGAAGAGAATTGAGGAAATATATGAATCTACAGTTGTAGAGAAGGATGAACATAGGAAATCCAAATTGTATAAAAAACTTTCACCCAAGTTAAAGGACGCTGTGGATGATATTTTTACACAAATGGATGCTAAACCTTCAGATTTCCTAAATAGTTTCGAGAAAACTATAACTGATATCTCAAAGAAATATAGAGTTCCAGAGAAAGAACTTATGAGATATTTTGAAAAAGAAATGTTATCGATTTAAGGAGTTAGAGAATGGCTGTCGCAACAAGAACATTAAAAGATACCGTTGTCGGTTCTGGGGCTTATGGTGGTAAGGTTACTGTATTGATTAATTGGGATGACTCTGGTGCATCAAATCAAACAGTATTAGATGCCTCTGGTCTTGACGGTCATGCAAACGGCGCAATGTTGGATATTACTCGTCTTTGGTGGCAAATCACTAATGGACTTGCAGATGATGATAAGAACTGGTGTTTTCTGGAATTTGTGGGCTCTTCTTCTGATACACTCGCAATTAACCTTGCTGGAACTGGTCATTATGATGGAACAGCAGGACCAATCACTGGCAATGCAACAAATGCAACTGCAACTTCTGGTGATATAGAATTGAGTTTACGAAACTGTTCTGGCTCAATAATTATGGAATTGCGTAAAGACGAAAACTGGACAGCATAATTTAGGATAATATCACATGAACACTGTAAAATTATTTTCAGAAGCCGTAGAAGAAGTAGAGTATATCACCGAAGCAAAAGAAGATGGTGGTAAGACCTACAAGATCAAAGGCATCTTCATGCAAGCGGATGTGAAAAACCGTAACGGCCGGGTCTACCCTATGGAAGTGTTACAGAAAGAAGTTTCAAAGTATAATAAGAATTTTATCAGAGAGAGTCGTGCATTTGGTGAACTGGGCCATCCAGACGGACCAACCGTCAATTTGGAAAGAGTGTCCCACATGATTACATCTCTGACTCCTGATGGTAAAAATTTCATTGGTGAGGCAAAGATTATGGCCACACCGATGGGAGAAATTGTTAAGAACCTTATGGATGAGGGTGCCAAGTTAGGCGTTTCATCTAGGGGCATGGGAAGTTTGGATCAGAGGAATGGTGCAAACTATGTGAGAGATGATTTTTACCTAGCAACAGCTGCTGATATTGTAGCAGACCCTTCCGCACCCAACGCTTTTGTTGAGGGTATTATGGAGGGTAAAGAGTGGGTTTGGAACCAAGGCGCATTGGTCGAAGCTCATGTTGCAGAGTTAAAAACAAAGTTTGATGTTAAAAAGCGTCAAAGACAGGCGAATGTTGAAGCGTTAGAGTTCGCCAAATTCCTCAAAATGTTATAAAGTATAAATAATATAATTGCAATAAAGGAGACATTCCATGTCCGAATTAGAAAAAACTATTGAGGAACTTGAAGCTGAGGTATTGGCAGAACTTGAAGAAGCCAGTCAGCCCGATGATTCGGGTGGGAAAGCTGATGGTCCGAAAAAAGTAAAAGGTAATAGTGAAGACGGTTCAGAAGAAGACCTTGGTGGTGCTACACCTGAAGCTAAGGTTGAAGCTGGTGCTGATGAAGATCGTCCCGAAAAATCGATTGGTAAGAAAGCAGCTGCTTCTGCTGATGAAGTTAGTGGTGACGAACAACAGAAATCCGAAGGTAAACCCCAGAAGATGGTTAAAGGTCAGGGAAAACCTGATGGAACACCTACTTCTAACAAATCACAGGCCATGGCCGCTGGGTACGAACCCGAAGGTGATGAGGTTTTGGGAGAAGCAAAGATGACGAAAGCTCAAGCTCTTGAGCAAATCGGTAAGATGAAGAAGTCAGACATTGAAGAAATGTTGGCCGCTCATTCATCCAAACTTGCTGAAGCAGACAATGCAAAGTCCGAAGAGGAACTTGCAAAACTTCAGGCCGAAAAAGAAGCTATCGAAGAGAAAATCAAGTCAATTAACGTCAAGGAAGATGTTGACGCACTGATTGCTGGTGAAGACCTCTCCGAAGAGTTTAAAGACAAGGCAGCGACAATCTTTGAAGCTGCTGTTAAATCGAAAATCCGTAGTGAAGTTGTGCGAATGGAAGAAGGTTACGCAGTTGCTCTTGAGGAAGCTACAGAGACAATTAAAGAAGAGTTGTCAGTTAAGGTTGATGACTATCTTGGTTACGTTGTCGAAGAGTGGATGAAAGAGAACGAACTGGCGGTTGAGCGTGGCCTAAAGGGTGAAATCGCAGAGGACTTCATTAGTGGCCTCAAGCAATTGTTTGAAGATCACTATATTGATGTTCCTGACGAAAAGTATGACGTTCTGGAAGCTCAGTCTGAAAAGATTGCTGAACTAGAAGAAAAACTCAACGGTATGATTGAAGAAAACGTTGAGAAGAAAAAAGTGGTTGAATCTCTTACGAGAGAACAGATTACCAGCGAAGTTAGTCATGACCTTGCTGCTACTGAAGTAGAGAAGTTCAAGTCGCTTACAGAGGATGTTGATTTTGTTTCTGAAGATTCTTTCAGAGCGAAACTTGATACCTTGAAAGAAAGTTATTTCCCGACTACTGGGGAACAGCAATCTTTTCTAATTGATGATGATGGTAGTGAGCCTGCACAGGACATTGATACGACTGATAGCATTCGTGCTTACATGTCGGCAATCAGTCGGTCAAAAAGTGCATAATTTATAAATAACTGTAGAAAATATAATAAGGAGAAACTAAAATGTTTCAGACAGAACATCTACAAGAAAAGTGGCAGCCAGTCCTAGAACACCCCGATCTTCCTAAGATTGAGGATTCCTATCGCCGTGCGGTCACAACTGTTATCTTGGAAAACCAAGAAAAAGCGATGAAAGAAGACGCAAGTTTCCTTTCGGAAGCTGCGCCTACTAACTCCACAGGTGGTTCCATTTCTAACTGGGACCCAATTTTAATCTCGCTCGTTCGCCGTGCCATGCCCAATCTGATTGCGTATGACATTTGCGGTGTTCAGCCGATGACTGGCCCAACGGGTTTGATCTTCGCAATGCGGGCTTCGTTCCTGTCCTCGGATGGTGCTGAAGCGCTCGTTGATGAAGCGATGCCGGGTCAGCAAGGTGCTTCTAACCAGAACGCCGCCGGTACAACTGGTGGTGGCGATGTTGGTTCCACAGAGGTTAACCCTGCCGTTCTTAACGACAGTCCTTCTGCTGGTACTTACACAAGTGCAACTGGTATGACAACTGCTCAAGGTGAAGCGTTGGGTGATACATCCACAAACGCATTCGCTGAGATGGCATTCTCCATCGATAAGTCAA